ACGTGCAATGGTTATATGAGTACTACCATAAGAAGAAATCGTTCCCTTTCGATATGTTAGTTATCGATGAGAGTTCTTCGTTTAAGAACCCACAGGCTAAACGGTTTAAGGCGATACGAAAACTCCGTCCATTGTTTAAACGCATCGTTATACTAACAGGTACACCGGCACCGAATACCTTACTTGATATTTGGGCTCAAATGTATCTCTTAGATGGTGGCGAACGATTAGGTAAGACAATTACTGAATATCGCACTCGGTATTTTACACCGGACAAAACAAACGGGCACGTCGTCTATAGCTACCGACTACTGCCTGGCGGTGATAAGGCGATATTCAGCAAGATGCAAGATATCTGCATGAGCTTAAAAGCGAAGGACTATCTTACATTACCTGAACGTATCGAGAACGTTATCACGGTAGAGATGAACCCCAAAGAGTGGGCACTCTATAAAGAGATGGAACGTGAGCACGTGCTTAGCTTAGTCGATGATGACGATGTGAGCGCACTTAATGCAGCAGCACTCGCCGGTAAATTGTTACAACTGGCGAATGGATCCATTTATAACGATGATGGTGAAATCGTAGTTGTCCATAATGAGAAGATTGAACGATTGAAAGAATTGGTGGAAACGAATGAAGGAAAACCGATGTTAGTGTTCTACAACTTCAAGCATGACCTTCAATCTATCAAAGAAGCATTCCCGAAAGCCGTTGAGCTTAAGACCGATGATGACGTAGCCGAGTGGAACAAAGGCAACATTCAAATGTTATTGGCGCACCCCGCATCAGCAGGGTACGGCTTAAACCTTCAAGCCGGAGGCAATATCATCGTATGGTATGGGTTAACCTGGAGCCTTGAACAGTATCAACAAGCGAATGCAAGGCTTCATAGACAAGGACAAACACAGCCTGTTATTATCCATCATCTAGTTACCAAAGGAACGATGGACGAGCAGGTTATGAAAGCATTAGAACGTAAAGAAGCGGGGCAAGATGCCCTCTTAGAAGCTATTAAATATCGTAAAGAATTGTATAAGGAGTAGAACTATGCAAAAGAAATGTAGACGATGCGGAGACACATTTACAGTAAAAACACACGAGGATTATTGTCCTGAGTGTGAGAAAGTTATGACACCTCCTGGCGCAGGCGGGAGTAAAGAGTTAACCTGTGAGGGATGTGGCACAACCTTCATTCACAAAAAAGAAAAAGCGCAAGGTCGTTGGCCTAAATATTGTCCGGAGTGTCTACCTAAGTATTCGAAGGTACCTAAGAAGAAGGAAGTAGACGTGACTCTTGCAAATATGATAGCCAAGACGCTTGGGGAGCCTGAAGTGAAGGTCGTTGAAGAAGATGTTATCAATCACCCTTCGCACTACACCCGAGGTAAGATTGAGGTTATCGATTTTATCGAGGATCAACAACTTCCATATCATCTAGGTAATGTTATCAAGTACATCGCAAGAGCGGGATATAAGGGCGACAAACTCGAAGACCTAAAAAAAGCAAGATGGTATTTGGATAGATACATCAATGGGGTAATGCAGCATGAGTGACTATAAAGAAAAGGCATCGGCGTATCTACAAGATATTAAGATGATAGCCATACGTATTCAATCGCTACGGCAAGATATTCGCAAACTGCAGTATGATATCATCACCTTATCGGCGATTGATTATTCCAAAGACCGAGTATCGGGAGGCAGTACTCCAGTAGGGCTTGAAGGCGATGTGGCTAGACTTGTTGATACAGTCGATACCAAAAAACGGGAGATAGCAAAGCTTATTGCTAAAAGGGAAGAAGCAAGGGCTTTAATTGAAAAGATAGAATGTATACCGGGGCGTATTATATTAGCGCAAGAGTACATTAACGGGGCATTCCCTAAGAAAGTACAAGCGATGATATATTACGAAAAAAGCAGTTACTTCAATTTAAAAAATAAAGCGTTGAACGAATTAGGAGAGCTCCTCTCATAGTGGAGTATTTTGGAG